GTACAGAAACAAATGATTAGTACTCTTAACAAATATAAAAATTCAGCAGAAGCAGTTGAGTACACAGAGAATGGTACGTTTAGAGCTGTCGATGATATATTAAAAGATATAAGAAAAGAAGTAGGAGTCGTAATAGATGAAGCTGAGTTTGCAAGAATAGCTAATGAAGTAACATCATTTGCAAGACCTACAGTAGAAAGTGCTAAAGACATAGCAAAAAATACATTATTTAAAGCAGCATCTATTGGTGGTGTTGTAGGTACTGCACAATTTTTAACATCAGATGATGAAAAACTTATAGCAACAGCTAAAGGATTTGCAGGTGGTGTTGGTATTTATGCAGCAGCTAAAGCAGCAACAGCGTACTTTGGAAGAAGTAAAGCAGCATTTAATAAAGCAGAAACTCAAGTAGAATCTGCATTAGATGCAGCATCTTACAGTACTATAAAGTATAACTCATATGCACAAGAGTTAGCTAACAAAATTAAAGATACATTACCAGATCAATTAGATTCTAGACGTAAAGTATTTTATTATCTTACTGGTGCTACAGTAGATGAGAACTTTAGATTTAATAAGAATGTTAAAGCTTTTGATAAAGGTTTATTATCTGATGCTGAACTTAAAGCAGCAAATGATATTTCTAAAATATTTAATGAGTTCTATGAGATCTTCAATAAGCAAGGTGCTGGTATAGTTAAATATAAGAAATCTAATTACTTACCTTTACTTTGGGAAGGATATAAAAGTAAAACAGGAGAACTGTTTAGTTTTACTAATAAGTTTGAAACAGCAATTACTGGTGATAATCCTAGTTTTAGATTTAATAGATCAAGAGTATTTGAAGATATTAACCAAGGTTTAAGAATAGGTTATAAGATTAGACCAGGAATGGATGATCCTGCAGAGTTAATGAGATTGTATTTGCAATCAGCTGGTAAAGCATTAAGTACTCAGCAAGTATTAAACTTTTTAGAAACTAATTACATTGGTAGTGGTAAGAATATACTTACTAAACCTTTCCTTGCTAGAACAAGAAAACAAATAGCTTTTATAGATCCACAAGAAAGAATTAACTATAGTGAATTTAATCACCCATATTTTCAAGGTGAAAAAGGATTTACTCCATTAATACATAAAGGTATTGAACCTGCTTTAAGAATGGTATTTGATGCTACAAATGAACAACAGTTAATGTCTGCATTGTTTACTACTAACATGATGATGAAAAGACTAGCAGTAGGATTCTCGTTCTTTCATGCTGGTGCATTAGTAGAAAGTCTTTGGTTTGCAGGAGCTAAAATGAAAACTATAGGTAAGTTTTTAAGTCCTAAAACTAAACCAGAAGTATTAAAACAATTACAAGATCCAGGATATTATCTTACAGATTATCCTCATGCTATTAAACAATTACAACAACAAGGATTTAAAGACGTTGTAAGATTTGGTCAAGGTAGTGGTTTAAATATATCAATGCCTGAAGATATTGGTTATGATAGATTTTACCAAAACATTAGAGGTGTAGATACATTTCTTAAAAATCATTTTGGTATAAGTCAAAAAGGAAACATTGAAAGAACATTTAAATTCTTTGATAGAATTACTTGGGATAGAATATTTACTTCTGCTAAAATACATACGTTTCTTACATCTTTAAACAAAGGTGCTAACGCTATTAAGCCTGGTGACACTCAGGCAGAAATATATAAGAAAGCTCGTAGAGCAGCGCAGTTTACTAATGATGCATATGGTGGACAAAACTGGGCACAAGTTACTCAAAGAATAGAAAATGATTTCATTAAAAAATTAGCTCAAACTACATTAAATCCAGGGTCTAGAGGATATATGCAATTGTTATTATTTGCTCCAGACTGGACAATATCTAATGTAAGAATTATAGCTAAGTCATTACCAGGATTTGAAAGTGATCCACAAACTAGAAGATTATATCAATACTATTTTGCTAGAGCTGCACTTACTTATGCAGTAGCAGGATCTGCTTTAAATTATATGTTCTCAGGACATAGTATATTAGAAAACACAGATCCAACAAGAATTGACTTAGGGAATGGTGAAGTATTAACTTTCTCTAAACAACTAATGGAACCTTTTCATTGGATAACAGCACCACAATCTACTGGTCTTAAAAAGATTGGTTCTTTGCCTAGAACAGTTATAGAAGTCTTAACTAATAAAGATTATTTAACTACTAAGTATAGTCCAAATATGACTAGAAAAGATGATAGTGCTATTGAAAAAGGTTTAGCAATTGGTGGTCATGTGGGTAAAAGATTTTTACCTATTTGGTTACAACAAGCATCAGCTTCAGTAGAACAAGGTTTGCTTAAAGAAGGTCTATCTTTAGACTTAGCTGCAGACACTTCTGTTGATTTTGTATTAGGGCAATTAGGTCACCCTAGATATAAAGGGCCTAGATATACACAATACAAAACGAAAGGGTTAGTAAGGTCTCCTTACGAAACATTATTCTAATGAGTAGACATACAGAAAATACAGAAGAACTTCTAAAAGTTCATAATAGGATTGATCTTATTGATCAAAAACTGCACATCCTAGAAACCAATCATTTAGCTCACATTCAGAAAGATGTAGATAGAATTATATACATTATATCAGCTATTGGATTAGGTTTATTAGGACAGTTTTTATATCTTTTAACAAAAAATTTGTAACAAAAAGTTGTACCTTATTGACTAGATTTATTAGTTAAATAGTTGTAAAAACTTTAATATGCTTCGCAAATCAATACTTGTTATAAGTGATCAACACGCACCATATCATCATATAGATACTCTTGACTTTTTAAAAGCTATTAAGTTAAAGTATAAACCTGACTGTGTAGTTAACATAGGTGATGAAATGGATTGGCACTCAATATCATTCCATGATTCACATCCTGGTTTATATTCACCAAGTCATGAGCTAGTAGTAGCTAGAAAATTCCTTCAAGATTTAGAGAAGTTATTTCCTAAGCAACATATTATGGACTCTAATCATGGTAGTTTAGTTTTTAGAAAAGCTACTAGATATGGGTTACCTCATGAAATCTTTAAGTCATATAATGATATGCTTGGAGTTGGTAAAGGTTGGACATGGCACGATGATTTGATTATTAAAGCATCTAATGGTCAAAATATTTACTTCTGTCATGGTAAATTTAAAGACGTACTTAAAGTTGCACAACAATATGGAATGTGTACTGTCCAAGGACACTATCACACTTCATTTAAAATAGATTATTGGAGCAATCCAAATGAACTACTTTGGGGTATGCAAGTTGGATGTTTAATTAATATGAAAAGTTTAGCTTTTGAATATAATAAATTACAGAAGTCTAGACCAGTAATAGGAACAGGAGTTATCATTGATGGATTACCAATATTAATCCCAATGGTTTTAGATAAAAATGGCAGATGGAATAGAAAAATTACCTAGAGGAATTAGAAACAAGAACCCAGGCAATATAAAGCTGGGTACTGATTGGGATGGACTGGCAGATGAACAATCTGATCCAGTTTTTTGTGTATTTAAAGAGTCTGTTTGGGGCATTAGAGCTCTAACTAGAATACTTTTAGTATATAGATTTCATCATAAAAGATTTACAGTAGAGGACATCATTGAAAGATGGGCTCCACCAAGCGAGAATGACACAGATGCTTACATAGTATTTGTTTGCAAAAAACTTGGCGTAAATCCTCAAGACAAATTAGATAACAGTATAGAAGATTATTTACCATTAGTTAAAGCAATTATACAAATGGAAAATGGTATGCAGCCATACGATGATGAGCTGTTAGTAGAAGGTATGTACAAAGCATGGGACGGATTCCCAACAGGTTCTAACAAGGTATATTAATATGGAAGGTAGCCTCAGTGAATTACTGGTTTACTTTCTGGTTAGTAGTTGGCTATGTAATGTTAATTCTATTTGGTGGGCCTAACCCAATAATATTTAGATAAGGGAGATTAAGATGTGGTTTAATTTATTATCCATGGGTATAAAAACAGCTAGTCATTTATACCAAAACAAACAACAAACAAAAAGATTGATGTCTGATGCTCAGCGTACTCATGCTGAGAAGATGGCAAGGGGAGATATTGAATATAAAGCGAAAATTATTGAGAGCAATGATCAAGGTTACAAGGATGAGTTTGTCCTTATTCTTATATCTATGCCTATCTGTTTATTGGCTTGGTCTATCTTTTCTGACGATCCAGAGATTCATACTAAATTAACATTATTTTTTGAATATTTTAATCAGCTACCATATTGGTATCAAGCTATCTTCATAGGTGTTGTAAGTGCTATATATGGTTTAAAAGGTGCTGATATTATGCGTAAAACAAAATGAAGAAAGTTGAAGGATATTGCATAGGGTGTAATAAAGAAATTATACACACTCAATCCTTTATTACTTTACCAAATAAAAAAATCTTATGTCCTAAATGTTATCAGAGCTCAGGAGCTCAATTACCTTTTTGGGATAAAAATAACAAACCAACATTTAAAAAATGAGAATATTAATTATATTATTACTAACTATAAGTGTGTCTTATGCAGACTCTACACAAACTAATGTAAGTGGATCAAACACTGCTATTGAAGGTGGATATACATCTACTGCTACTACTAATTATGCAACAGGAAGTTCATCAAACTCTACTACAAATAGTACATCAAATTCTAATATAAAATCAGCACCACCAACTGCTAATTCACCATCATTTTCAGCTGGATCACAAGACGTTTGTGCAACTGGAATGAGTGCTGGTGTTCAAACATTTGGTTTTGGAGTATCTGGTGGTAAAACTAATAGAGATATGAACTGTGAAAGAATTAAGTTAGCTAAAGTTTTATATGACTTTGGAATGAAAGTTGGAAGTGTAGCTTTACTTTGCCAGGACGAAAGAGTCTTTGAAGCAATGATTAATGCAGGAACTCCTTGTCCAATAGATGGCAAGATAGGTAAAGATGCTATGGATATTTGGAATAAATACGATTTTGAAAGACCAGATTATAAAACATATGTTAAACGTATGGAAAAAAGAGAAGTAATAGATAAGTCTATTCAAATAGAAGTATTACAAACTATAGAAACTCAACCAATACATAGTAAATGATTTGGCTATTAGCAATAGTAATAGGAGGATGTTATGCGATACACAGCGTTAATAAGTTTGCTGATTATATTAATCCATACAACTTCCATAAAAAGTGAAGTTATTACAACAAATAATTTACTTGATAAAAACTTTGATAATGGATCTTGGACAGGAACTGCCGATGGTAGGCATGGTTCTAATGTCATTGCTTCTGAGCATGATACTTATATCCAATCTGATAATATAAGTTTAAAGAATGACGCAAATTTAACAGAATTACAAATACAAAATGGTTATACAACTAATCATGAATTTGAATATTGGCATTGGAATACATATGATTCTAGTGTTAAATCTACAGTAACTATAACAGGAGCAAATGGTGAAACAACAACACAGATTAGGAATTATAATAGTAGTAGCTGTGGCAGTTTTAACTGTGGTGATTACGTCACTGGCAGTGATACTTATACTGTATTTTCAAATTTACAAACCGACTATGATTTATCAGTTCGATATGATTTTACAGATTCATCAAATGCTACAGAGAATCATTATGGGGTCGATCTCAGAGAACCTTCCCTCACTGTAACATACGAGTCAGATCCTTTTGTTTTAAATGAAGATATTAGAGATGAGATAAAAAATGTGTTGGAAGAATTTAAACCAGAAAAAGAATTTATAGTTAAAGAAGAATTTAAGTTTGTAGAAATTAAAACTGAACCTAAACCAATGGAAGAACCAAAGGTTATAGAACAATATAAAACTGAACCTAAAATAGAGAAAGTTTATAATGAAAAACCTAAAGAAGAAATTAAATCAGAAACTAAAGTTGTTGATAAAATTACTGAAGAATACAAAAAAGAAGTATCTACAGAAGTTACTGAACAGGTATCAGATAATGCTAAGAAAGAAGTAATAAAAAAAGATACAGATAAGAATGATTCTAAAAAGGTAGTTAAGAAAGATTCTAAAGAAGAAGTTAAAAGTAAAGTAAGCTCTACAAAAACTAAAACAAGTAAAACAAAATTAGATGTAATAATGACTAAAGTAGACGCACAAGTTAAAGACGCATCTAAAAATTTAAACATTAAAAACATTATTAAATTAGATGCTATGCAGAAAGATTCAGTATCATTGGTAGAGTATAACAATACAGAGTTCTATAAATCTAAAGATATATATTTAGACCAAATAGCTATATTTGATAATAGATCTATTTATAAAAACTTTGATTTAGTAAAATACAGGAACAACGATATTATAGGAATTAAGAATAGAACATTACAAGAACTAAACATAAACAAACAGAGAATATTAATAGAACTTAAGGAGCTTAAGAATGGATAAATTAAAAAATAACATTGGTGTAATTATGGTAATAATAGGACTCATTGGTTCTACAGGTACATTTTACTCTAAGTTTGCTACAATGGAATTAAAGATAGAACAGTTGTCTAATGCTACTGCACCAGATTTAACTGGTATAGAAACTAATAGTTTTGGATTAATAGATTTAGATAAAAATATATCTATTCTAGAAAAAGAAATAGAATTGCTGAAAGTACAATTGCAAGAACTAAAAATAAACTCATCGAATCCATTATCTCAATAGTCTCTTTCTATTATCATTTCGATAAAGTGTATAGCTTTAAGTAAATCATCTTTACCACCTTTGTCCTGGTGCCTAATAATATACTTAATTGCACATCCTTCTGGAAATAGAAGTTTGTTTTCTACTACAAATTTGCTTGGTTGAATTTTATATTTTTGGTAGTGATTACCTTTAATTTGTTTGTTCCAAACCTTAGTCATTGAATGTTAACCTAAACTTTCCTTTATGTTTATATTTTTTACGTGGTTTACTTAATACTTTTTCTTGATCATTTCGCATAGCATAAAGATCTAACTTCATAGCTTCGGTAAATTTACGAGTAGCTTGAGAAGCATCTATTTCTGCATAAGAACATATAGTTCTAAAGTCTACAGAATCACTAGTAAGCCACTGTATAGCTTCACGCTTATCTATAATATGATACTTGTATACACCATCATACATAGCGTCATGTATAGCTTGATTTATAATAGCTCTAAACAACCTAATCTGATTGTTGCTCATTAATAATTTCGTATGTCATACGTTGATCTACAGTTTCTGCTTGTTCCCAAGTTAAACTTTTAGAATCTAAAGAATTATGTATTTTAATAGCTTCTTCATCTGAGTCAGCTTTAATAATAACTTCTGCAAAAGCAGGAAGTATAACCCATCTTTTAAACTTATAAATCATATAGTATTTTTACGTCTACTAGCTTCTAATGTTCTAAATAGATCTATAATAAGACCTTCTTTATCACGTTTGTTTTCTAATGTAGATGCTGTAACTTCTGCATCAAACAATTCTTTAACAGCATTGTTGTAAGTATCGGAAGCATAAAAAGATTGTTCTTTAGCAGATATACTTTTATCTTCTGAGTTACCTGTAATGTGTAATGCTTTCTTTCTTTTTAATAATCTATCTAAATATTTTACATTAGCATTTGATTCAGCGTTACTTTCATCTGTATCTGAAAGAAATTTTAATGCATCTTCTAATCGTTTTTCAGTTATCATTGAACCCATTCTCCTTTTATTGATTTGCAATAGTGTGCCCAGACTATATGATTTTTATACAATACTCTACTCTTAATTTTATTAGTTGTAACTATTTCCATAAATTTGTCTTGGCACTTTTGTCCTTCAACTAAAATAGTTGGAACTCTTTCTGTTTGTCCATTAAGTAAAAAAATAAATACAAATATTATTTTCATAAAGTCCTTAAATTAAAAAGGCACTACTACGGTGAACAACCTTGATACCGTAGCAATGCCTAGTTTTCTAACTCGAGGGAGATAAGAAATTGTTAAAATGGTACATCGTCTTTTAGTATCTCATCGACACTAGAAGCTTTTGCATCTAATACTTTTCTAACTAAGTTATCTATTTGTTGAAACTCACTATCAGTTGGTACTTTGCCACCTGACATATAAGATCCAATAAGATTACTCATAGTTAATCTATACTTCTCTGAAAATTGGTCCGAAGTATTTCTTACTGAATAAGAAGTGTTTGCTGTATTAGCAGAGTATGTAGCGTTAACTGCAGGAGTTGATCCTGAATTATCTGATACTTCACTTAAACATTCTATTCTAGATGCTGTTTGATATTGCTTACCAGTTTTACTTGTTCTAACTGGCTGTGCATCAATTTTTAGTCTTGCTCCCTTTGGCCATCTTGATGAGCCTAAAGCTTCACCATATACAGTCATGTCTGTACCATCATCTTTAGTGATGTAGACAGTAACTTGACCATCTTCTTTCTCAAATGCTTTTTTAAATGAGCATTCAAATGTTTCGTGTTCCATGTTTGTTCTCCTATTTATTTGTTTTATTATTTTTCCAAACTTTTGCATTAGTTCTTATAACCTATTTAAAGGCTTCTTGCCAAACCTTTTTTGCAAATATTCTAGATGGCTCATTATCTGATTTACCCCATCTAAAGTTATCCATAGTTAATGGAAACATTTTAACTATGTCCTCTTTTGTTTTAGCAATATCCAAGATATGTTCTATATGTTTCATAGCTTGTATAATGGTCTCTAAATGACCCTCTCTGCCCTCCATATCCACGCTGTAAACGTCTTTATAAGAACAATACAGCAATGCAGTCGGTTTATTGAAAAGGTCTTTGTACAGAGCTTGTTGACGCAAATCAGCGTCTTTTGGGTACCATCTGCTATCAATAGCACCAGATTTTAGTCTTTTTATGTAAGCAGTAGCTTTAGTATCTATGATTACATCATCAAATTCGAAGTCAGTAACACCTTTAACATCAAATTTTAAGCCATATTTTTCGCCAGGCGACACAATTTCTTTTTGATAAGAAATAATTTTGCCAAACTGAGGTAGTTCTTTAACAAACTGATTAGCAATTATACCAGACCAAAGGCATTCGTCATCTGACTCATCACCTTTTAATTCTATGTATTTGGTTTTTGCAATATCTATGATAACTTCTTCATCAGTGATTTGGTTTTGCAAAGCGTGTTCTGCTGTAGCTTCAGCAGTACTGCCCATTATCATTCTGGCGTTAGCTTCAGAACTAAAATCATACAAGTTATTAATTATCCAATAAGGTGGAGAATCAATAAAGCTATTAGTTTTAGAAGCACTATGTCTATATTCAATGTTCATGTTTATCCTATGGTTAGTTATATTCAAAAGTATTGTAGTTCATCTTATAATGTATCTTTAGATATATTAAAAGGTAAAAGAACTGTTAATAATAGCAGAGAATACAAGATATATAATCTATGTATTTTACTATCCTGGCTATTGCACCCTACACAAGTGTACGGGTGTAAGAGCATTATTGCTCGTTTGCATAATTGTAAACCAAATAGAGTTTATAGATTATATAATTTATACAATAAAAACGAAAAATTTAAATCTTTCGTTGATAAAGCTTTAGAAAATTATAAAATAAATTATGCGTCAGATTGAAAAACCAGAGCTTATTTCTACTATTTTAGACAAGCGTAAAGTATGGTTAAACATACGTGAATCTCGTTTAATGTATATGTTTCATCGTAAACTTATATCTATAGAAGAATATGAAGCTGGTTCTCGTTATCGTCTTATGTGTGAACTTCAAGGTGGTGGTACTGGTAATGTTCTAAAAGAACGTATTGATAACAGTAACACAGACTTTATTACATCATCTCTTGGTGCTGCATTAGCAGTTAAAGATGTTGATGATGAAATAGGAAAACGTCTTTCTGTAATTATGAAGTTGTTTTGTCATTTTAATTTTGGTATAATTGAAATAGCATATCATTTAGGTATGTCAGAACGTAAAGCATCTAACCAAGTACATGAAGGGCTATCTAGTTTAGCAATATATTATGGCTATAAAAAAGTGCACAATACTATCAGAGGACAAGGTACAAAGAATCAAAGACAAAGAGTACCTAAAATGGGTAGCGTCTAATCCATGTATTCTTTGTCAGAACACACAGTCTCAAGCTCACCATATAACTTTTGCTATGCCTAGAGGTTTTTCACAGAAAGTTGGAGATCAATTTACTGTACCTCTTTGTTATCCTCATCATCATTTATTACATACAAATGGTATGAGTGAAAAAGATTTTTGGAAGAAATTAGACATAGATGCTGTTGATATATGTTCTAAATTCTATAATCATTACCACGATATGTGGAAGAATAAGAACTTTTTTTATGATGATTCTATGCTTTGGCGTACAGTTTATGATGAACTTGTACCTAAGATACAGAATAACATTGATTTTCTACTGCAACCCAAATAATTAATACAGATATCCTCACTAGAAGTACGCACATATGAATAAATTATTAAAGTTTCCCAAAAAATCTAAGAAGAATTATTCTGAAACATTTTTAGATAATGTTAAACCAGAAGCTATTGGCGATTTTATTAAACGTCAAAATCCTGATATGTGTATTAGAGCTGCAGACGCAATGGCTCTAGCTATCATTTACAGTACATATCTTCAATTAGTTTTTGATGAAGAAGGTCACAATGTTCCAGATAACATTATGGACGCTTTAGAAGAAAACGATAGATCAACTTTTATATGGGCTGCTGATGGTAAAGAAACGCTTCACTAAAAAGAAAGTTACTTTTTCTAAAGATTCTCATACATTACCTTATGACAAATACAGAGTTGAGTGGGTTGACTGTGTAAGTGATTCAGGTTGGGCTGAGCACAAAGAATTTACTAACATGAAACTAGCACATCCAGTAAACGAAGGATGGCTATTCTCTAAAGACAAACATTCTATTAAATTGTTTGCAGCATATATTGAAGAAGATGGATCTTATACTTATGGAGATCGTACTAATATTCCTACATCTTGGATTGTAAAGATGACTAAAATCTAACCTACTCCTCCTTGGGCCTTTATCTAGTATAGGTACACTTACAGAATCTTAAACTAGAAATACCATTGTAAGTTTACAAGTCCGAATAAGCAGGTTAAATTTACAAGCCAGACAGTCTCCCATCTGGCTCTATCTATTTTAATAGTCAATGACTGAAGGTTAATTCCCATATCCATTGCCTTTCATATTACCCTGACTGCAGTTAGGATATTTGCAGATCTATTTATAGAATTCTTAAATACCTTTTGTAGAATACATATCATTAATATTATCAGATTCTTTTTGAGCTTCTGTTTTTAATGGGTCTGTATATACTTCTTCTACTTTAATTGTAGAGTGTTCTATTATACGTTTTCTAGTAGCTGTTATCTCAGCTTTAACATGATCTTTAGCGTGTTCTAATACCTGAATTAACTTTGGAAAGTTAGTTGGGTATATACCATATATACTTAGATCGTTAATTGCTGTTGCTACTCTTTGTAGTCCTCTTTGACGTTTTTCTAGTCTCAGAATCTCGCTGTCTGGCATTATCATTTTCTTCCATCTCCTTTATTGTACGTTTTAATTTATCTATTTCTAATTGCTTTCCAGCAAGTAACATTTTAAGTGCTCTTTCATCCATGGTCTCTTACCTCCGTTAAGTGTGTGTCTAATTGTTGAGACAATTCTTCATATTCTACAATCCATTTTTGTAAAATCAAGGAATGTTTATCATGTAGAAAACCACATTCTATAGCATTACTAAGTACTGCAACAGATTCTTTAGCATCAGATAACTGATTTACTAAATTATCTATTTCATACTTTCTTGATTTATTTTTAGATATAACTTCTAAATGTTCATCTTTAAGTTCTGTCATATATCTCCGTTGTAGTTATTTTATTATATTTTAATTCAACAAATCTATTTTTTAAATATACTTTAGCTTTGTCAATAGCTTCTTCTTTATTTTCAGCTTCAACTATTTCAGAAAATTTCTGATCTATTATAAAATTTACTAAATATTTCATTTTTGCATCTCCTCTAAAGCATCTCTTGCTGTGTTTAATTTATCACTTATTAAGTTATCTAAATTGTTTTTCATAGACTCATATTTTAATTGAGTTAGTTGATGTTCTTCTTTTTCTAAATCTAAATCTTTACGAAGTTGTAATACTTCTTGTAATGATTTACTTAACTTAGATCTTAAATCTAAGATTATTTTATTTAGTTCAAACAAAGAATCATTTAAACTTTCTTTAGTCATTATTTTCCTCCTTTTGTATAACACATACTATACCATGTAATACAGATCCTGGCAATGCCATATGACCTGTCTTATCTTGCCATTTTTTCCAAGCTATTGTAGCTCCTACGTTTGGTCTGACTCCATCTTTCATAAGAAATTCTTCGTCAAAATATATATCTACATATCCATCTTTTCTATTAGAATAATGTGGATAATAAGCTTTAGACATTTCAATCATGTCACAACCTATTACTGCATACATATCTTCAAATGTAGGTTTTTGTGGAAAACTTATAGTTTCTACTAAATGTTCTGCATATGTTCCTTTACCATTAATAATGTCATCTTCCTCTAAAGGTTTAATTACGTGTAATTTATACATTTATACCTCGTCTATTGTTATTAAATAATTAATGTTATTTATTTTAAATGATATATCAGCAGTAGAAGGTTCTGTAATACTCATTCCAGCACCTTGAACATCTGCTTCTAAATCATTTTCTAAAAAGTTTCTTATTGCATTACGCAATTCAAACATTTCTTGCATTCTATCCATTAATTCTCCTTTGGTGTTCTAAATGTTACTTCTATTTCTACGTCTTTGCCTTCATGTTTATTCCAAGCACAGTCTAAATCTATAAGCAAAGTCATAAAGTCTTTGCTGTCTATACAGGTATCAGAATGTAATGATTCAGTAATATCTTCTTCTTTGCATTTTTTACCATTTTTCCATCTATAACTCATGTTATATATTTTATATTTATCTATGTACATTAGTTCATCCATTTGGTTAATTGTTTGCTTACTAACTCTACGTATCTAAACCACTCTAATATAAAGTTACGTTTTTTACCAAGACGTTCTTTAGTTATTTGTTTAATAGCTTTGTTAGTTGCCTTATCTAGTAAGTCTGTTTGATCTTTAAGTTTCATCTGCATATACCTCATCATCTTCCTCGTTATATTTAATTTTTGCAATTTCTTGCACTTTACCAATTTCTGTATAATCTTTAGCATAAGAACATACACAATCTTTACCATCTTCAGTTGCTAAATCTAGCTTATGTTCTTGTAACCATTTATTCATAGCTTCATTTTCATCTTCAGCTATTACTTGCCATTTAGTTACATAAGTAACTTCGTACTCTATTTCGTATACTTTTTTATCTACATCATTGTGAAACAAACATAATGATTCATCTACTACCATAAATACCTTTCATTAGGTTAATGCCCAGTTACAAAGTACCGGGCATTTACCATGTTTATTATTATTTAGTAATTGCTAGAAACTCAGGCTTAGGAAGTGTAGATGTATTAATCTTTTCCTTAGACATTTCTTTGCCAAGTACTTGCCAAACTGTAGCTAATGATTGACCTGCGTTAAGTAAATTTTTACAGTATTCTTTAGACATATCTAACATCTGTAATGATTTACCTCTTGGGCCTTTATAAAAGTCACGTGTAGTTTCTTCATGACATAACTTTTTAAGTAATCTATCAAGCTCATCTGGTTCTTTAAGTAGGGATCTACTAATTTCGTTTTCCCATTTTCTAACTTTTTTCCATTGCTCTAGTTTATCTTCTAAAGTATTGATTGCATTATCTAATTTACCTTTTTTCTCAAGTAAAATAGAATCCATTTCGTTTGCAAACTTTTTATGATCTTCGTAAAGAACAGATACTTCTTTGTGCATTTTATTAATATTTAATTTATTTTTAAATGCTTCAAAGTTTTCTTCTGCTTCTTTATCTATGATGTCTTGCATTTCTGTTTTCAAAGTATTTTTTCTATCATCATACTTTGTTTCTATAAAATGATCGACATAATCCATTTCTGCTTGTCTTATAGGTGTTTTAGTACTGCTCATGCTATCTCCTTTTGGTTATTAATTTGACTAACATTTTCTAATTTATCTGCAATTTCTTTTGCGTCTATTGATTTGTCCATTCTTTGACAAACTCTAATAAACAGTGATGTTGCAGTAGTCTTTTTACCCATAGGGTCTAACATTTTTAATGATTCTGTTTTTGTAACAGTCTCATGACATAGTCCTATAAGCTCTGCATAATATGTAAGCATCGGTTGATACTTATCTGCTACTCTAGATTTAACTGGTAGTTTTGTCTGCATTGTTTTCCTCCTTTTTTAGTTTGATTTCAATTGGCATTTCTAATGTATCAGGCATATTTTTTTCTACTGCCTTACATACACCTATAATCATTCTTAATGGGAATGTTATAGATTTTACTATTGCTTCACCTACTTTTTCTATACGTTTCATGTGCTTCCTTTTTTTTGGTTAATCTATTATATTTAATAGTTGTTTTCATATACTCATCTTCAAATTCCTTTGTCCCAGGAATTGGATCGACATCTTCGATGAGCCAATTCCAAGCTTTCCTGATGGCTAAACCACCAACAGTATAAGTAACAAATCGAATAACAGTAAAAACTCCATTCATTAGTCTCCCTTCATTTCGTTGATTATATGTTTGTATCTTGGATTATTTTCGTTAAAGTAGTTTTGTTTACCTACTTTATCTATTTTATCCCACGATCTTTGTATTTGATTTGCTCTTTGTGGATAGGGGCTACTAAAAGTATATTCTGGTATTTGTTTGCACCACTCATCAAAGATTGCTTCTGGTTTATCAGTTAAGAATAACTGTATATCCCATTTCTTTTGTCTGCATATATCTATAAGATTTTCTGCAGCCATTCTATTAATACATCGTTCATACTTTTGTATTTGTTGAAACGATACATTTAAACATTTAGATATTTGTGTCTGGGTAAACCCATTCCACACTCTATGTAATATTAGCACTTTAGCTATATTTTTATTGATCTCATAATTGTTAAACGCTTTAACTCGTTTACCCATTATCACCTCCATATATTTTATTTAATACCAATAGCTCACGCTTGTCGGAGCTAGTGGGAACTGTCACCACTCTAATTGAGGGTTTTTTATCTCTATATACTTTAACTATCTGTATATATCCCATCTTGGGATAAAGGATAGGTAGGTGGATTACTTTAAGAAAGTACTTCTTCCACCACAGTATATTTTCTTTTCTT